TCCTGCATCCGTTCAGTATGCTTCTGCGGCGCGAAACATCTTCTGTAACATTACCAACACTGTTAATGCTACAACTGCTGGTTCGTTTACGTTCATCATTGAGTATGTTCAAATTGCGTAATTAATCTGGTGGGGGGCAACCCCCACTTTACAATCTAGGAGATTAATATGAGCGTACAAACAGACGTACAGGTCGGGTTTATAGCCGACGAGAATGCGGCAGACCCTGATCGGCTGGTAACCGCAGCACGACCAAATACATCAGCAACAATGGCAGCAACAACCTTTTTAGGTGGTGGTGCTAGAAATGTTACTGTCACAACGGCAGGGACTGGCGACAACAACAAAACTTGTACTATAACAGGCACTGACGTTTTCGGAAGTGCTATCACTGAAGTAATAACTTCAACTGGGTCTGCTGAAGCGGTCGCAGGCGCTAAGTTATTTGTCACAGTTAGTGCAGTGGAATGTTCTGCCCAATACGCTGCGAACATTACAGTAGGCTCTGGCTCACTGTGTGCCAGTGCAGTGGCTGGTGGTGGTCGTACAAGGCTGAAAGGCTATTCCATTGTATCGGCAGGCACAGCAGGGCTGGTTGATTTCTTTAATGGTACGCCAGATAGTGGTACTATTATATTCAAAGCACAAACAATCGGCACAGACAACTTAACTCTGGACAATACTATTCCAGATGAGGGCATGTTGTTTAAGGCTGGCTTATCTGTAAAATATACCGTTGCCACAGTCGTGCTAATGAATGTGTTCTTCGCGTAGGGGAAATAAATGGCACTCTCAGGCACAGTAGCTTTTAAACCAGATGTCGAGGAAATAATTGCTGAAGCATTTGAGCGTTGTGGAATTGATCCCCAAACGCAAACAGGTGACAGGGCCGTGTCAGCACGGCGCAGCCTAAACCTTCTCTTCTCTGAGTGGGCCAATCGGGGTATCAATTACTGGACGCTAGAGCAAAAAACTTTGACCTTAGTTAAGGATCAAACAACGCCCTACACCCTAGACTTAGGTACGATTGACATTCTGGACGCTGTCGTTCGCGATAGCTCTGGGACAGATACGTCCGATCAAATCATTAATCGTGTGTCGATCTCTGACTACAATCAACTGCCAAATAAAACGTCAAGCGGCAAGCCAAGCCAATACATGCTGGACAAGCAAATTACGCCGATCCTGTACATCTGGCAAATACCAGACAGGACAACATACAGTCTTGTGTACTGGGCAATAACCCAACTTCAAGACATTACAGCATCAGATCAAAACGCTGACATTCCATATCGATGGAACGAATGCATCTGCGCTGGGCTGGCAAGCAAGCTGTCACTAAAATACGCGACAGATAAATTTTCAATACTAAACGAAATGTATGAGAGGTCGTTTGATTTCGCAGCGGCTTCCGACAATGATGGTGTGTCTCTGAGGGTTCAGCCCACTGCGCTGAATTTATATTAATGGCAAAGTACGCAAGAGGAAAAAAATCTCAGGCGATAAGCGACATAAGTGGCCTTCGGGTTCCCTATACCCAACTCAAAACCACATGGGATGGCCTGCGCGTATCTCCAGAAGATTATGAGCCAAAGCAGCCGCAGCTAACGCCAGCAAAAAATGTTATCGATGCCACGGCTTTATTTGATCCACGGCCCGATAACGACCCAGAAAATGTTGAAATCTTTATTGGTTTCACGCAAGACTGGACAATTGATCGCAGATTACTGCCGCCCGTTGGTGTTCCTGCATTTGCTAGTGTTGGTGACGTATTAATTTCATCTGGCCCAGATGCAGTAGGCGCGGCAGGCGAAGGCGAAATAGGTACTGAAGCCTTTGAGGTTACACTGACAGAAACTGGTGTTGCTGGTGTGGGTGCTGTTGGCACAATAACGCCAACAGGCGTTAGGGGCGTATCTGGTGCAGGCGGTACGGGCGGCGTTGGTGTGGAGGCTCTCAGCCTGTCTATTGATGAGGCTGGTGTTGGCGGCACGGGCGCGGTAGGTTCTGAAAGCGTCGAAGTTCTTGGCTGGGGTCAGGAAGGCTTTGGTATAGCAGAGTGGGGCGACTGATGAATTACACAACATTAAAAGCAAACATCCAGAATTTCTTGGAAGACGATTCCACAGAACTTGTTGCCTCTATCGATACAATCATAAGTCAGGCCGAAGACGTTATCTTCCAGCGACTGCCAAATCTGCCGTGCTATCGGCAGACAACCTCCGCAAGCCTTACTGTCGGTGACTTTGAATACATTGTAGCATCTGCGCGAATGATACGTCAGGTATCAGTGACAAGCTCTAGCGTTTTGTCTTACTTAGATCACAGGATTGACTCATATGTTCGTGACTATTGGCCCAACACTGCAAACACTGGAAAGCCCAGAATGTATAGCACAAAAAGCGCGGGAACTTCTGGAACCACGATCACAATCGCCCCAACGCCAGACTCGACAGACACATATAGAGTAGACTTCATAGCCCCAGAGACGGGGCTAAGTTCTAGCAACGCAAACACATGGGTTGGCGACAACGCAGAAAATGTGTTATTAGCAGCGTGTCTGTATGAGGCGTCAGCCTTTCTCAAGGCACCAGAGACATTGGCGCTCTACAAAACACAATTCGATGAGGCAGCGGGTCTGCTGGCTCAAGAAATGCAACGCGACTATGCGGCAGAATATAATGGAGGCATATAATGGCTATCACACAAGCGATGAGTACACTATTTAAAAAAGACCTGTTGCTTGGTGATCAGCACCTCGACAGCGATACACTGCACATTGCGCTCTACACAAGTTCGGCAACACTAAACGCTACCACAGACGGCTACATAACAGCCAATGAGGTGGCTAACGGCGGTGGTTACACCACGGGCGGCGAGGCTCTGGGAAGCAAAACAGTAGGGGAAAACAGCACTAGCGGTGTATTTGATGCTGCCGATCCTGAGTGGACAAGCGCAACATTTACTGCCCGTGGCGCATTAATCTACAACAAGACACTAGGCGATGCCTCCTCAAACGCAAGAGGCGCAATCGCAATTTTGGACTTTGGTGGTGACTTCACCGTCAGTGGCGGTACGTTTAAAATTGTATTTCCTGCAAACACTAAAGACAATGCCATAGTAAGGATCGATTGATATGACTAGCACCTTTGTAAATGACCTTCGCCTCAATGAGATGGCAACTGGCGATCAGTCAGGCTCATGGGGAACGGTTACGAATACGAACCTTGAACTGATTGGCGAGGCTCTGGGCTACGGCACAGAAGGCATTACAACCAATGCTAACACGCACACCTCAACCATAGCTGACGGCGCTACAGACCCAGTCAGGGCTTTGTACGTTGAATATACGGGTACGCTCGACTCAGCGTGTACAATTACCATTGCACCAAACACAGTAAACAAGGTCTGTTTTATTGAGAACGGAACATCTGGTTCGCAGAACATTATTATTAAGCAGGGTTCTGGCGCGACTATTACAATCCCAGCGGGACAAACTCAGGCTGTCTATTTAGATGGTGCAGGGTCTGGAGCTAAAGTTGTAGACGCCTTTGCCTCTTTGTCTGTGGTAGACTTGATAGTTAGTGACGATCTGGTTGTTGGCGATGATCTAGGCGTTGGCGGTGACATTGATCTTGAAGGCAGTATTGATGTTAACGGCACTGCAAACTTAGACATTGTAGACATTGATGGTGCTGTGAATATGGCTACCACTGCCCTTGTAACAGGCGTCCTGACCACCACGGCTGCGACTGTGTTTAACGGTGGGTTTGCTGCTAACGATGGTTCAACGATTAGTACCGCTGATAATACGGATACACTTACACTTATCTCTACTGATGCAGATGCTGCGGTTGGTCCAAATTTAATCCTTTATAGAAACTCAGCTTCTCCTGAGGATGATAATCAACTAGGAAAAATTAAATTTACAGGACGTAATGATAATAGCCAAGATGTGAATTATGCTCAGTTTGTTAATCAAATAAAAGACGCTAGTGACGGAGCTGAAAGTGCTAGGTTTGCACTTTTTTCAATGGTTGGTGGAACTGACACATCAAGACTTGAGGCACTTCCTGCGGAAACAGTATTCAACGAGAATAGTGCTGACGTAGACTTCCGCGTTGAAACTAATAGCGTGACAGACGCTCTGTTTGTTGATGGCGGTAATGATAATGTCCAAATAGGCACAGGCGCAGACCTTGTTACAAATACCGCAGGAACCTCTAACTTCCGCGCAGGTGTCAACGCAGGTAACAGCATTCAAAGTGGTGGTAATTACAACGTGGTCGTGGGTGATGAAGCGGGTACTGCTCTTACTCTAGGTGATTCTAACGTTATAGTTGGGATGGTTGCTGGTGACGCATTAACTGAGGCTAGTGACAATGTAGCTGTTGGACAAGGCGCTTTAACTGCTGACACAAAAGGTAGTAAATCTGTAGCAATAGGTAGGCAAGCATTAACTACTCAAAACTTTACTTCAGCTACTGCTACTCACAACACAGCAGTAGGTCATAACGCAGGTACAGGAGTAACCACAGGCGTTAACAACACTTTAATCGGTGGCTTGGCAGGTGATGCCTTAGAGGACGCTGATTCTAACGTAGCCATAGGTAAAGGATCTTTAACAACCGACAGGCTAGGTAGCTACTCTGTCGCAGTAGGTTTTGCAGCATTAGAAGCGCAAATCTTTACAAGTGCCACGAATACTTACAACACAGCAGTGGGGGCCGGTGCGGGTGCAGCAGTAACCTCAGGCATTCAGAACACTCTAATCGGTGGCCTTGCAGGTGACTCTCTTACTGGAGGAGGTTTTTCTGGTACCACACGGCAAGACGGCGCTGATTATAATACCGTAGTTGGTCAAGACGCTCTACAAACTGATACTTTAGGGAGTCGTTCAATTGCTATCGGAAGAAGGTCTTTATACACACAGAACTTTACTTCAGCAACGGATACTTACAACATAGCAGTAGGGTTTAACGCAGGTTACGCAGTAACCACAGGCATTAACAACACCCTCATAGGTGGTAAAACGGGTGATGCAATAACTGATGCAGATTCCAATGTTGCGGTAGGTTATAACAGTTTAAGTACAAATATATTAGGTAGTTTGTCTGTAGCAGTCGGTAATGGAGCGTTGTTTGCTCAAAACCCTGTAGACGGTAGTAGTAACCCTACAGCCGTTAATATGCTTAACACAGCAGTTGGCTATGATGCAGGTAACGCAGTAACCACAGGCACACGCGGCACATTTGTGGGTGCTTTAGCAGGTGATGGTACTGATGATGGAGAGCTTAATACAGCAGTAGGCTATGCAGCTTTAAGTGCTAACGCTGGTGACCACAATACAGCGCTTGGTGCTAACGCTGGGACTCTTGTTACAGGTGCCTACAATACTTGTCTTGGCTCTGGATCAGGTCAAAAAATAGTCGGGGGAGGTACAAACATTTGTATTGGGGGTCTTGCTGGGGGAGAAATAACATCAGGCGATAACAACATTATAATGGGTTATGTATCAGGGCGCCACGGTGTAAATCTTGTAACTGGCTCCCAAAATATACTTAT